CATTATTTTTATTCCCTGTACAGCCTGTAAACGCTTTACCTGCACCAACAGTAAAAACTGAATACCAATTAAAGCAAGCGACGTTGCATAGACTAAGTACTGCAAAGTACACGGAATGGCAGCAGCTCACAAATAAAGATCTTATAGCCCTTTTAGAAGGCGTAGGATTTAAAGGTACAAGCCTTAAAACGGCTTGGGCTATAGCAAAGAGGGAATCTAATGGACGACCACTTGCATATAACGGAGACAGAAAGACTGGAGATAGTTCCTATGGAATATTTCAAATTAACATGTTAGGAAGTCTTGGAAAAGACCGACTTGAATTGTTTAATAAGAAATTTAACATGAAAACTAAAACTGAGTTATTCAACCCAGTAACAAACGCAGAGATAACGTACTACATGTCCAACGGCGGTAAAGATTGGACAGCCTGGAAAGGTTTAACCCCAAAGGCTAGGGAATGGCTTAAGCAATTTCCTACTAATAGAAAAGCATAAGAGGAATAATGAGGATACAGTACGTATCTAAATATATATCTTTATCAGAAGAAGGCCTTGTATCTAAATTGGAATGCCCAATAGATCAGGGTCTTCTTCTTCCTAATTTAAATGAAAATGATAATATATTTTTATATTGTATTTCATGCTCATACAAAAAAATTGTAGGTATAGACCTTTACAATAAAATAATGAATAAAGTAAATGAGGTGGAAAATGGCTGACGAGCCAAATAGCAGCAATCTAGAGGATAACCTCCCTATGGTTAACTACATCATGCTACATAGAATTTATGACCTATTAACTGTAATAGGGAATAAATTAGTTGGTGGCGATGAAATATCTAAAATGGTAGAATATCATGACAAAGGTTATTTACTGGGTCCAAGCCCATCGTATACAGTAGACGAAATAGGAGAACAAAATGGTAACTAAAGAACAGGCGACTGAAATTATGGTTGAGGCAATTAATATTATGCAACGCCAAGCAGCAGTTCATCAAAAGCAGGACTTAGTTGAACTTGAAAAACAATTGCTTACAGTTCAACCACAATATAGACAAATGTGTGCAAGTCTTTATGACACACTAGTATTAAAAGGCGTAATTACTACTAACTAGCCTTGACTTTGTATAATAATCGTTTTATACTATTATTGTACAGGTTGAGTAAGTAATTGCTCCTTGTATTAGCTCTTACGAGCAGCAGAACCCAATCGGATCCGCCTCTGGTTGGGTTTTTTGCTATAATAAAGGTATGACCAGAGATCATTTTTCTAAACAAATGAGTAATCCTTACTTTCAAACAAAACATTACGAGGAAGAATCTGTCGGCACGGAATTAGAAAAATCTATTGAGAAAAAAATCTCAAAATTAATTAAAAAGATATGGAAATCAAAAAATGTTTAAAGAAAATCCAAACATAACAAAACTTGCAGAAGAAATATTTTTATACAAAAATTTTATATCTAAAGAAGAGGCATCTGAACTTCACAAAGCATGTCTAAATTATCCTGAAGAAGTTTGGAACACTACAGTAAACCCCATAGAATGGTACAACGGCAAAACAAGTATTTTCGTAGATGAAGCAAAGCCTTATCTAGAAAGACTTAGAGATCTTGTTAAAGATACACATACTCCTACCCCAAGTTTATCTTTTACTAGAATGTTTCCTGGAGACAGCCTGCATGTGCATCAAGATACGTGTGGAGACGATGAACCAACTGCAAATGATCATTTTGGAACATGTGCAATTACAGAATATGGTGTTGTTCTTTATCTAAATGAGTGTTTTAATGGTGGAGATATATTCTATCCAGATTTAAATATAAATTATCAGCCATCTGCTGGTGATTTAGTTATACATAACGCAATGATTAAACATGGAGTTAATAAAGTTATAGAAGGCGTAAGATATTCATATCCAACGTTTTTAGTAAAAAATTCTTTAAAAGAAAAGATTTTAGAAAAAACTCCAATTTAAGATACAGTTTAATTTAGCCAGTATAGTGCGAAAAAAGTGCGCCGTCGGTAGAAGAACCCAATTAAATTTTGGGATTATATTTATCATTCTCTGTGAATTCGTACAGTAAATCCATTAGTAACTTACAGCTAGAATGTCCATCTAAGTACCAGATGTCACAGTACCCCTGATCTGCATTCAAACATTTGGCTAAACGCCCTTGTAGCCGTTCTACGGCCCATTCCAGGGCGGAGTTAGCCAGTAAAGTATCAGCCATATAATAATTACACTCTCTGTATCTAGCATCCTTAAATTTTTTAACTAATTCGTGGACTAGAGAGTTATTCATCTATAGATGCTCCCAGGATTAAAAGCAAATGTGGCTAAAGTATATCTTTCTCCAGAAGTAACTTTTTTGACTCCGTGAATATATTCTTTTTTTCCACTATGAACTAATATAGTATTAGGTTTAGGTTTAAATGTCATGTTTTTCTCAGTATATGATACTTCTCCACCCGTGTAGTCATCATTAATATAAAAGATAACTCCGTAGATCATTTCTGTTCCTTCAGGTAAAGTTCCGTAGGCATTATCCCAATGTGGATTTAAAGACCATTCATCGTCATCCCACCAAGTAGATCCTTCTACTTTAGGGTTAGACTTAGGAGTATATCTATTAACATTATAATGGGGGTGGTGAACAGCGATATTCGAATTCACTAATTCAGCCATAGCTAAATTCACTTTATGTATAGCCAAAGCTGCTCTATCATCAGATACGTGTTTAGTATTATTATTCCAAAGAGATTCGTTATCTAAACCTAAAACTGAGACCCATTCTCCAGAATTTTTACAAAAGTCTTGCAAGTACTTGAGTTCCTCTGGTTCAAGGATATCTTCTACATAGAATATCTCTGGATCTAGATACTTAGCTCTGTCTTTGATCACTGTCTATATCTTCATTTAGATCAATGTCGAAAATATCTTCTAGTCCCGCTTTTTTTAAAATTTGATTTAGTGCATAGCCAGTTCCCACTGCTGCTGCAAGAAATACTGCAATTACTCTTAATCTCTTCATATATATCCTAGTCGACTACAATTATATCAATCCTTATTAGGATGATATTCTCCACCTGAAAAAACAATTCCTGCTCTAGGCGTTAAAGATTCTACTCCATGTTCTGTTCCATATTGAATATAGACAATATCCCCAGGTTCCACCAAATATTCGTGTGCTTGACCATCCTGATATAACGTCCAAATAGTGGCTCCTACTGTTGTCCAGTGAATTGTATCAGTAGTGTCAGTATGTCTTACAATTCCGCTTTTTTCAGCAAGTGCTCTGTAATTTTCAGAAATTACAAAAGTAAATTGTCCTTGTGATGCTTTACTTCCATATACTGCACCCATAACTTTAAGAAAATCTGCTGCACCATTAAAGTGAGATATATCGTGATCTTGATCTACGTGTAAGATATAGAATCCTTTATAGTCAGATCTATAGTTTCCCGCCGTTTTTGAAAGTTCAACATAATCCATAAAATTCTGCCAACTTGGTGTTTGCACCAAAGCTTTCTTAAAAATTTTATGATTGATGTTAGGATCTGCCATAACATCTTTAAATTCTTGGATTAATTTTTCCATATCTTTATTATACAATATTTCAGATAATAGTTAATAGTGAATAATATACCACAAGGATTATACCTAGCACAGTTAGAAATTTTTGTCCTTTATTCATAATAATATTATATCTCCTATTAATATTCTAGTCAACTGCTTTATCTATATAGTTAACTACATATTTTGCTACGTTTATTCCGCAATCTCTATTGAAGTGACATCCATCCCACAAGTAATCTTTTGTTGCTACTTCTATCCCAAATATATCTTGCATACTAATAAACTCAATTCCTTTATATTCTGCAAGAGTCTTGGTAAAAATTCTTTGTTGCTCTAATCGTTGTTCTAGTGTATAAAAATTGTTTTGAGAAGAATTAAATTCGTGAGTAAGTTCATCTAAAGCTTGAGGTGTTGGTCCCAAAAATATAACCCTATTGTCTTTAAAAAAATCTAAAGTTTTTTGAATATATTTTTTTGCAGTTTCTTCCGCATTTTTGTGTTTTGGTAATTGATGTCGAATATCATTTTCTCCAAAGTGAGCCAAGATTATATCAGAGCTAAAATCATGTATATTTATATTGCTATAGTTTACATTATATGCACAGACACCTTTATAGACTACAAATCCTGTTTTGATATCTTTTTTATATATTCTTGCATATTCACAGAATCCAGATGCTAAACCTTCGGCATGAGAATCACCTACTAGAGTTATATATTTCATATGTTTTTATATCTATATATATAATATATTTAATATTATTAAATATTGATTTACTGACCCCCCGACCCCCCTACAGAAGTATAACATTAGAAATTTTCTTTGGTCAAGCTTTTTGACAAATATTTTATTGCATTGTCCATAATGTCCGTATTGTCATTAAATTGACCAAGAGCTAAATTACAACCATTACAAAGTAAGCCTCTAACTTTATTCGTGCTATGGCAATGGTCTACATGGGTATCTTTAGAGTTTTTAAATATATTGCCGCAGATCTTACATCTATTGTTTTGATCTAAAAGCATTTGATCAAATTGCTCTTGAGTAATTCCATACCTACGCTCTTTAGTACGCTCTCGCATTCTAACTAAATGTCTTTCAACATTTTCTGGATTATCTTTTCTCCATTGTCTAGCTGCTGCATTTTTGCAATCTTTGCAATCTTTTCTACCAGAATAAAAATCAGAAATATTTTTTTCTACCCCGCAAACTTTACATATTTTTAACATATTCAATTGCCTTTCTAATTGTTTCAATATTATCTTTGAATGCTCCAATACCTAGATTACATTTTCTGCAAAGAAGTCCACGCACCACATTTGTAGTATGACAATGATCTACTGATGCTTCCCATCCGATTTCTTTTTTGCATATAGCACACTGATTATTCTGGTCGACTAGCATTTGTTCATAGTCTTCACGAGATATTCCATATTTTATTTTTCTAGAAGTTGCAATTGATGCAGATTTAGATTTTTCTGGATTATCTTTATTCCATTTAACATTCCTTTGATTAAAACAAGGTTTGCAGTAGGCAGTTAATCCGTCTTGCCTAGACTTCCATTTATAGAACTTTGATCTTTCTTTTAGTTCCCCACAAACAGGACATTTTTTGTGCGTCGCAGTATTTGCCATATAAAACTTGCCTTTTCCAATATTTGCCATTGAATTATTGTATCATATATATTAACATTTTTAAATCTCACAGATGTTAGCGGAGAAAATTCTTGTATGATACACACATTTTAAAATGTCCAATTTGTCCGATAGTCCGCCCATAATAGGGCTAAATGTGGTGAGGATCACAAAGATATTTTGAGAAATGTCCGAATTAGGTATTTTGCGAGTTGATAAATGTCATACCCCCGTGTTACGCTTATATCATAAGAAGTTAAGAAGTACTTAACAAGAAAGGAAATCTAAATGATTTCACTAAAATATAAAGCACAGCGAGTTGGTCGCTATGGTAATCCTGAAACTACTACGCTTACTATCCCTTGGGATACTGAGCAACAGGCTAACCAATGGTTAGATATAGAAACCCGTAACGGGTGGACTATCTTAGAAATGGAGATCAAGTAATGAATATCCTTACTCATAACCTAGGTTATATCCAACAGTATAACCGCCACCTAATGCACAATAACCGCTTAGGTGTTACTAATTGCCAATGTGCCCTATGGTGTGCGCCTGACGCTACCTATGCGGACAAGGTAGGCAACTAATGAACCTTGATGAATTCCGTGCCCTAGCCCTTGCGACACGCAAGGCTAGCACAATGCAAGCGATGTCGGTGCTATGCGCTACAATACCTACTATACCAACTAACGAAAGTGAGACTAACTAATGTCCTACGCATACTCATACGAAACTAACAGCGTATCTAAATGGGATACTATTCAGGCAGATGTCGCAGACCAATACACTTACCTTGATGAGGTAGATGTAGTAGATGAGGACTTAGATGACCTTGATGTGGAATTAACTGATGAGCAAGTAGATGCCTACTTAGCGGATATGTGGGAGGTAGCGTAATGACTATCACTTATACACTATGGCAAGGCTCTCAACTATTAGCCGTAAATCAAAAGGCTAGCAAACCTGAAGAAATCTTAGCCGTAATAGCCGAACTAAATAAACTAGGTAAGGGATTTACCTACAATATCCGAGAGGTAGATACTAAGTGAATAGACTACTAACTAGCCTAGTACAGGTAGCCTTACTAGTACCCGCCCTTTATTGTATGCGATACTTAATCGCAGGTATAAAAGAGATGTGGCAAGAATCACAATAGAATAGCGGCGTGTCGCCTTGACAAAAGGCGACAGCTGCCCCTATATGTAGGGGGTTATCCACAGGCTTACGTGTACTTATCCACAACCCCTGGAATTTTGTGAGAAATCTCACAAACCCTACGACACGCCGAGGATAGATTAGGAAATGTTGGAGGCTTAGGCTATAATTGCAGCATAACCTAACGAAAGGCTCAGAAATGGGAAACTTAATCGAAATGATCTGCCAGCGTTGCATTGGCGAAACTAATACATCTACACGCATTGACGAATTGTGCCAAGAACACTTTTTTGAATGGGCTGCTGAAAAAACTTTTGACGAATTAGATCGTTCTACTGAAGGGCTTTATCTATAATGAAAATTGAATTAACTGATGTAATTACTTTAGCAAAACACATAGACGGAGATGCAACTGGTGTTCACTATTTGCTAGGTTATATTTGGGCCACTCTTTCTAATGAGCAACAAGAAAATATTTATAAATCATTCTCTAATAAAGAAGGTGGAATTTAATGAAAACACAATTTGAAAAAGATTTAGAAATCAAAGAGGCTTGGAATGCGTTGCTTGATGAGGTTTATCCTGATGTAACTATTGGCTATTCAACATTCACCGCTTCCGAAATTCTTTTCAATTGCGATCCTGTAATGTACGAGCAAGGCTTGCTTGATTATGCAGACGGCTTAATGCAGATGGAGGACGAATAAATGGACGATTTAAATGATATGGAAGATTTAGATCATATGAATACTTTAACTTATTGTGAACATTGTTTTATTAATATGGAAGATGATTTTTTTGATTTCCGTTTTGAATATCCAATTTGTTTATTTTGCGCTCCAATGTATGAATTGCTTTTAGAATGGGTGGAATAAATGACTGAGATGACTAGCGTCGCACAAGATTTTGCAAATGCAATTCAAATTGATCATCTTACTGATGAGCAAATAAATATTGTTGCAAATATTTTAAAAGATTTTAAATAACTAAAGCGTGTCGGCTTGACTTCTCCTCAAGCTGGCCCGCATATTTGTGGGGGGCGCTTGTGAGTTACGACACATTTTAAAAATGCCCTGAAAATACGGCGTGTCGATTAGGAAATGTCAGCGGGGTGTGTTATTATTCTCTTAAATCTAACGAAAGGCTTAAAATGAACCCATTTACAGTTGCTTGCTTAAACTATGAAATCTGTGGCGCTCAAGAAACTTTTGAGGACGAATCAGAATACGAAATCTATGGTGATGACTATATGTGTGCAGAATGCTACGCTTCTGAGGAATATCACTTCTTTGAAACTATTGGTTGGTCTGATTCAGATGCGCTAACTTCTGCTGGCTTTGGAATGGACGAGGATTACTAAATGTTAACTAAAAAAACTTATATTGCTACTTCTGAAATTCTTTCATCTTACAAAGATTTAATTGGTGATGAGTTTACTTATCACGATCTTGTTGATGATTTTGCTGCAATGTTTGCAGAGGATAATCCACGCTTTGATTCAGATAAATTCTTTAATGCGTGTATGATTAATGTGATGTAACTAACGGTGTGTCCTCTTGACAAGATCAAGAGGATGCCCCCATATATGCGGGGTCGGGCGTGTCGTTACGATACCTGTGGATAACCCCTGGAATTTTGTGAGATTAATCACATTACCCACGCTCCATATATTGAGATTTACTGGCCAGTAATTAACACAATGTCGGTGGGGTAGGCTATAATATCCCTATAACAACAACGAAAGAAGGTAGCATATATGCTAATCTCAACAACACTAGAAGGTAAATACTATCGCTCAAACTCTCGCAATATTGACGGGATCATACAATTTGCGGAACGCCGCCCCGTATCAGATAAGCACCACTTTGATAGCGTTAACGGAACAGGCTACGCCTATTCCGTACAGGTTCGCCCTACATATAAGGGAGAAGGTTTCCCTAAGCCTGATTTTTATTCTACAGTTTATGTCTATGTAGACAACGACTAAATGTCGGTGCAACCTGATACAATGTCCAAAACAACGAAAGGAAAACTAACTATGGATTACTATGATGAGATTTATTTAGATATATATGAGGAATTTGGCGAGGAAGCCGTCTCAGATGTATCATATGCAAAACAACTACAACAACAACGAAAGGAAAACTAATGTATAAACTAACTATCTCATATGACGGAGAGCAGATCGCTACATATCAGTATTCTGATATATTCTCAGCCGTTCATAACTTTGAAAAATGCTCAGACTATGGAGATGCAAAAGAATACGCCACCTATAACTTGTCGGAGCCTAGTGGTAAAATGCACACTAAGACATTCTATCGTAATGGAAAGGTGGCGGTTAAATAATGGAACAGGTTGCAGTTATTTGGAATTGTAATGAACAGTCAGAGTTTATACAGAATATGACTTCAGATGAATTTTATTTATTTGACGCAGACATAAGAGACGCTATTGACGGAGTAATAGAGGACTGGGGAAATAAATAAATGATGACTAGAAAAGACTATGTAGCAACGGCAGAAATTCTAAAGTATATGAGCAATAAGACTCACCCTGCACTATTCTCAAAAGTCGTTCACGACTTTGCAGAGATGTTCGCAAAAGATAATCCCCGATTTGATGTAAATAAATTTCACGAAGCAAGTAACTACAAGGTAAAGGCGGTATATTAAAATGGGTCGTAATATGGCATATGAGTTATCAGATACAGAGTTATTCCCTGAAATGGAATTGGAGCAAGCGATTACAATTCAACTACGATCTAATCACTATCCACCCGTTCCTTATTCGATGGTTCCAATTTGCATAGAAGCGATCTATGCTTACAATGAGGGAGACTATCAAAAGGAAATTAAATTACCTGAAGGCGTGTTATGGCGTGGGCAAGAGTCTGCACCTGCAGCAGCGATCATAGACTCTCACCACTTAGATGCTTGGTGCAATTCTGATGATGAGTACTTTGATGATGAGTATTAAAACTTATGTACAACGGATACAGGATCTGCGCCGCAGCAATGCGGCGCAACCTGTCCGTAATAAAAAAAAATACATTAGAAAAATAAAACACAAAAATAAAATTACAGAGTAGCCCGCATATGTGTGGGGGCAAAACTCCTCTTACGTCAAGCTCCAACACTCCCTGGAAATTGTGAGATTTATCACAAAGTAATCAAAGATTACTTTGTTTAGATGTCGGTGGCCTACGCTATAATATCCTTATCAACCAAACGAAAGGTAACAAATGACTAAAGTACCACACAACCTAAAGTTCGTAACTGAACTAGACGAAACACACCCAACTGCTCAGCGATTCTTGCAACTCTCAGCAACTGAACAGGTAGAAATGCTAGAGTCAATGCTAAAAGATCTAATAGCACCTAAAATCCAACCAACCCTTGATCACTTTAACGAAAATGGTTCTTGGGCTATTCTAAAGGTCGCACAATAATTAGCAGGGGGTATTGTCAGATGTCAGTACCCCCTGATATAATAAACCCCTACATAGAAAGGAAGCATAATGACAGTAAATGGATATACATATAGCGTTGGTGATTTATTCACCACACTAAAGTCAAAAAAGACAGGGGTTATCAAAGAGATAATTCCTAACGCATCTGGCTCGGTGCGTGTATTGCTAGAAATGCCAACTAAGGAAACTCGTTGGACAACAGTTAGCAACGCAAGCCTAGTATAATGCGGAGGCAGGGGGGTTGTCAGACCCCCCTGCTATAATACAACCAACAACCAACCAACGAAAGGTAATATATGTCAAGAGCAATTACAGTTAAAGTATCAACACCAAAGGTCATCAAGGCACTAGAAGCGACACTCGCTAAACTAGAACTTGATTGGTCTAGTCAAGAAGCCAACGAAGCAAAGTTTGAGAAGGCACGGGAAGCGTGGCGCAAAGAAGTACAGGAGTTTGCTATTGCTAATATCAAAAAGGCAACTAACTTCCGCACATCTTATCGTTCATACAACAACACGCTAAACATTGACTATGATATTATCATAGCAAAAGAAAAAGATATGCCAGTAGAGCCTGAGCGTGAGTACGAGCAAATGCACCAGCACCAGTATCGTGAAACAAAAGAGGACATCACAAATGCCCTTAACATCTTAAAGATGACAGATGAGGAAACAGTAAATGCTTCTACAATGAAGCAGATTGCTCGTTATCTCTAAATAAAGTTTGGGGGGTTAGCACGCAAAGTCTAGACACCTAAACCCAAACGACCTGAGTAAGTCGCCAAACTGCTCACACCTTCGGGTGTAACTACTAACAAAGGCTACAAATGAAAAATAGATTTAGAATAGAAATCTATGATGACATCAAAGCAAATGATCTAACTATATTTGCAGATAATAACGTAGACAGAGAACTTCTTTCTGAATACGTGTTTGGCAACATCAGAAAATTCAATACAACAGTGCACGCATATGTGTTTGATACGCTTAAAAAGAAAAAAACTGCAGCGATGTTTCTACCAATGGAAACAGTTCAAAGCATTCAATCTAAGATGAGTTATCCTTCACGCATACTGGCTTAAAGTAGGCCGCTCCCTGCTATGCAGGGAGCTGGCCCTCATATGTGAGGGGTTATCCACAGCCTTACGGCTACCTGTGGATAAACCCTGAAAATAATTGTAACTAACTATTGATGATGTCGGTGGCATAGGCTATAATAAGCCTAACAACAAACGAAAGGTCAAAATGGCTCACAATCTAGAAATGGAAAATGGCGAAGTTGCATTTGCTTTGCGTGGCGCACCTGCGTGGCACAATTTAGCAAATCGCATCTTTACTAAAGATGAAGAAGTTACAACCGCTACAATGCTATCAGAAGCAAAACTATCAAATTGGAATGTTCGTTTATCTCCAATTACCGATCATATCTCTACTGAATGGAACGATGTATCTAATGCTCAATTAGTTATTCGTGATAATCCTTTCAAGTCTCAAGTTGATGTTCTTGCTACTGTTGGAAAGCGTTACAAGCCAGTACAAAATGAAGAACTATTTGCATTTGCCGATGCAATTCACGATGCAAATCCTGAGTGCCGTTGGGAGTCTGCGGGTTCTCTTAAGAAAGGCAAAGTTGTATTTGGTACTGTTGAAATTCCACGTACAATGGTTCTTGACCCAGAAGGCGCTAATGATGAAACAAAACTTTATCTTATCGTCTGGACGTCTCACGACGGTTCTGTTGCTGTTCAAGCAGCCGTTACCCCTGTTCGTGTAGTCTGCCAAAATACTTTAAATCTTGCTATGGCTCACGCTAAGCAATCATTTAAAATTCGTCATACACAATCTGTTGATGGTCGCATCGCTGTTGCTCGTGAGACTCTAGGTCTTGCGCTAGGCTACTTTGATGAATTTGAAAAGGAAGCCCAAGCGCTTTATTCTCAAACAATTACTGATGCAGAATTCTCTAAGTTAATTCAAACAATTTATCCTAAGCCACCACAAGATGCAGCAAAAGTTGCGCTAACTAAGTGGGAAAACAAGGTTGTATTGCTTGATGAACTTTATCACAATTCACCAACAAACGCTACAATCAAGGGAACTAAGTGGGGCGCATTTAATGCTATCACTGAACGTCTTGATTACTATCGTTCATCTCGTGGAAATGCTGAAACACTTATGGCAGGTGCGTCAGGATTTGACCCAATTCTAACTGCTGAGAAAAACAAAATCAAGCGATTGGTTTCGGCTTTCTAAATAAATAAATCCTGAGCAAGATTTAAAACTGCTCACCTTAAAGATCTGTTAGAATAGTTGGTTAATTCGCTACCCTGTCACGGTAGAGATCACGGGTTCAAGTCCCGTACAGATCGCAAGGCCCCCAAATGTGAAGGCAGGGATTTTGTGTTACGGATCACATAAAAAATACCCTGAAAGCTCTAGACAAATGTCAGTGGGTACCGCTATAATACTCCTATACAACGAAAGGAATAATATGGACCGCAGAGAATCAAGAATGAATGGCTATGTTGGCAGAATTATTGACGGAGAAAAACTTGCAGCAATTGCAAACGGAATCTATGCATTGCAATATAGTAATGATTTTAGTAAATGTACAGTAGATAATCTATTATTTATTGAGCTTGAAGAGAAGAATGTATTTGGAGACCCTAAGTATGCTCTTGTGTGCTCAGAAGGTGTTGGCTGGGAACAGGATACATATGGTTGCCTAGAAGTCCCTACAAACATCGGTCAGATGGGTCTATGGAATGGACGTGTCTTTATCTCAGTAGATACCGTTAAAGAATGTCTAACAGATAAAACCGAGGATATAGCAGATTACATTAGAATCTTTGGCGATAGATTAGATAGTAATTGTTATCTATGGCAGTCTAAGATGTCAGTAGCGCCTGCTACAATGGCGCTCTAACGAAAGGGATATGATGTATTTTGAACTCACCGCTCCCGATAAGTTGTCTCTTGAGATGGCTTATTGGGACGCACAGATAATGGGATTAGATCCTGAATATATGCCACCATTGACTTTCAACATTGGAACTGGTAGCATTGAGAAAGTTTCTCGTATTCGTGATAAGTATAACTTAAGTGAGTCATACTGGTCAGAGCACGAACCAACAGAAATTTACAATAGGAGATAATATGTCAGACTATAAAGACGGATTTGATGACGGGTATAAGTTTGCTCGTGAAGAACTAATGGAAAAACTAGCAGAGATTGATATCGCTGATATCGATTCTTGGATGTTAAGTAAACTTTCTGAAATGATTGAAGGAGGCGACCTTTAATGATTGAAGAAGATCTAACAAGATGGATAGCCTGCGACAAATGTCAGACCGCTCAAGCGATGTGGCAAATCAAGATGGTTGACGGAGAACTATATTTCTGTGGCCATCATAAGAACAAATTCTCAGAGGCCCTAGACAAAGTGGCATATGAGATGATAGAATTAAACAAAATAGAAGAAGCAGTACCTCAACTAGAAAAGGCGGAATAAGATGGGCGACAGAGCAAATTTTGGTTTTAAACAAAGCAATGGCGAAACAATTATTTTGTACGGGCACTGGGCTGGAGATAGAATGCTGGAGAACTTGGCGTCTGCAGTAAGCAAAGCACGGCCACGATGGTCCGATGATGGTTATGCCACACGCATTGCTATATCTCAATTGGTGGCGGACGAATGGCGCAATGAGACTGGCTGGGGCCTGTACGTCAATGCCATTATGGATAATGAGCACAGGATTCCTATTATTGATTGGCAAGGTAGAACGTTTTCATTACACGAAGAGGCTCCTTGGTCCGAGTCCACGGATTATCAGGTCCGAGGGATGGTTACCGAACCACTGTTTACAATGTCCTTAGATTCATTTATTAATAAGTATTCTAAGGTATCTTTATAATTAATTGAAGGTGCCCCTATCAGTCCATTGGGCCAGGGGTTAAATAAGGCAGAGGTTACTTTCGTTGGTTACTCTAGCAGCCTTTATATGGTCCCTTGAGAGCGGTGCTCAAGGGACCAGCTTTTTGCCCACAAAAGATAAGGGAAACATATTTGTCTTACGGTGTCAATATCAAATCGCCTGAAATTCTGTGATTCTGACCACATAGATGGAAAATGTGGTGTGAAACACACCAATATCTATTCCCAAATGTCAGTGGTCCATTGTATAATTAAGCCATATCAACGAAAGGATATAATATGCCAAATTGGGTGTATAACGGTTTAACTATTGAAGGAGACCCTTCACAAGTAAAGGCTTTAATGGCTCAGATGAATAAGCCATTTACTCAGGAGCACGATTCTTGGAATGTAAAGACTAATGCTATGGAGAAGGAAGTTATTGTTTATTCTAATCCCGTCTTTGCTTTCCGTAATATCTATTCTCATTTAGATCACGGTGTAACTGATGATGAATATAATTCTCAGCCGCCTGCCAAATCAGCAGACCTTTCATTTGCAGACTTTCTTAAATTTGAATCTAATGACTGGTACAACTTCAACTGCCGTGAATGGGGTGTCAAGTGGGATGTTGCTGTATCTGATGAAAACTCTTATTCTAATACTTATTTTGAAGAATCAGAAAATGGCGAGAACTATGTAGTCTTTTACAACTTTGAGACTGCTTGGGCACGCCCTGTTTCTGCCCTTGAAAAATTATCTGCACAATACCCTAATTTACTTATGACCTTGAACTATGAAGAAGAAACAGGCTGGGGTGGTGAAATGGAATTCCTTCGTGGTGGAATAATCTCAGATAATTTTTGGGAGAGCAAATGCCGTAATTGTGATGAAATAGATTGTTTAGAGTATTGCGACAATGGCTGTGGCGAGATATGTTTATCTTGTAATTGGACTGATGACCTAGATGCCGAATGTGCAGAGAAATGTCAGACCCATATGGTACTATTAAATTCTACCGAAGGAGCGGAATAATGGAAGGTATGGATTTTCTAGATCGGCAAACAGATATGATTAATGATTTAATCATTGATGATATCAAAAATGACCTATTCCAAAATTGGATAGATAGCGCATATGAAGAAGGACCTGAATATGCTGAATATAAAATAATGCAATATGCTTCAGAAGATTTACAGCAAGCATATAATGATCACTATGGTTTAACTATGGATGATGATAACTACTTTGTAGCCGCCAACAAATGGGATGAATATCTTGAATATCACGGAAGGAATATCTAATGAGAAGTTATGACTTTGTAATTAAATTAGCAGGTAACGTAATGGCTAATAGCGAACAGGAAGCGTGGAATAAAATTAATTCTCACGTTGATGATTTAGGCAATGTAGAAAGTGAACAATATGATTTACATTGGCCTGATGTATCTTGGGAATTGGAGTATGAATTATGCTAGGTTATACTAAATTAGATTTAGATCGTATGACTAATGCTGTGCACGACTCTAAATTATTCTATCTTAGAACTCCGTCCGATTTAATTGACAAGCAACCTTTAATTAAAGATTTAGAGGATACTGTTAGTTTCTTACAGGGCCTATGGGCAGAAGGGTATTTTGATTATGCAAACTAAATCTAGTAGATTCCTGGAATATATGAAGTTACATCTAATTAGTTTAGAACAAGATAGGGATGAAGTTGTGGCTACAGTTGGAGATGAATCTGTTGACTGGGAATTTGTTTCAGGACAAATTCACGCTACCCAGCATTTGTTGTCAGTGGCAACTGATATAATGAATAACAGCGAAAGGACCTATGAATGAACTCAGAAGACATCGGGCTTTTGCCGCACCTGCAACGTATGGTTAATGCGGGTGTTAGTGGATTAGATATAATGCACGGGGAACTAAAAAACTTAATGTTAATTGCAGAGAATAATCTATCCGAAGCCTTGCACGGTGAAGGATATGAATATAAAGAAGGTGTACTAAATACATTAGTAGAACTGTATAATCTAACATATGATCTATCATTTGCGATTGGAGCAAGAGATGAGTACTGAAATGGACCTACAAGAAAAAACCCGTATGCAGGATGTCTATCGAGATATTGAGGACATCATTGAGAGAATTAATAAACTTCCCCTTGGCCTGCCCCTAGTTTGGGTCTATGCCTGGGATGTTGCTAGGGACCTATACACAAGCATTCAAGAGGGTCAAGAAGAAGATTACTGTACTACAGAGGACATAGAAGATGTCTGGGAGATGTTCTGGGAGGATGCGGGCAAGAATGGCTTTTCCTTAGAGTATGGCCCAGAAAACCTATATGATGCTATTAGAGACTGGATGACCGACAGACGCATCATTGATGAGGTTCCTGAAGATGAAGACTAATAAAGTAATCATAGAAATAGTTGGGGGCGTTCCAAAAATACTTGAGTGCCCCCAGGATGTTGAGGTGGAGATTAGACACGTCAATCATTGGCAGAGGTGGAAAGAAGAGTTACAACTAATCAAAGATAAGGCTAGCAAAACAATTTAATACTAAGGGCGAAGAAATTCGTTTACGGCAGCTATTTACAATTCCGTGAATAGTTGATATAATTAATAAAACATCTCTTGAAAGGGGATTAATATGACAACAAAGCGTGAATATCTAAAAGCTCAGGGAATCACAGTTGGTGCTCGTGGCCGCTTCTCAGGTGCAGCAAAGGTAGCATTGCAGGAGGCAGTCCAAAAGGGCGTAACCTTCACTGCAGAAACACCAAGCACAAAGAAGTAAGGTCCCAAAGATCGGAAGGGTTGGTAGGTCTAGGCTTGCCAATCCTTCCCCATTTTGGTACAATAGACAGTTACAGGGAGGCGGAGTATGAAATCAGTAGAGCAGAAGTTGGCAGATGATATTGCTAACGCAGTGGAAAGCCATTGGTTCAACCCAGCAGTTATAGCAAGACTATTAGCAAATCAACCTATCTACACAACAGACCGAGTTATGGAATTGGTCGCACAGATCATTAGAACTATCTCTATGAAAGAAGACGAAGCCGAAGGCGTGGCTCTGGCTAAAGTATTAGATAGTCAAATAAAGTTATTACAGACTGAACATAAGTTCCAAATTAAACTTCCTAATCGCAATACATATAAAGTAAAGCGGGCGGAACCGATTAGACAAGCATCCTTTGGTTGGAAGGAAGAGTCTAATCCATTTACATAAGGTATATATGAGAGAAGCATACCTGCTATATAGATAAACATATATAGCCCAAATTATCCACAGGTTTTCCACAGCCTGTGGATTTTTTGTATGTGTGGGAATGAGGGCCATTTTTTTTATTTACGACCAAGCTATAAAAATCCCTGAAAGCTGTAGCTTATATCTATAAATTGTGGGCAGATTTTTCCATTTACGACAAGTCTAAAAAAATCCCTGAAATCTCTGCAGAATCTGTATAAATGTATATTAAATCTAACATAATATATACAGAATTAGGCAGAATATGCCAGAAATTCTGCACAATTTATAGCATAAATCATTGACAAATTCTGTGCAATATGCTGGTATATATACCCTATTGACATCCAAATAGGGATATGCATACATATGGAGCAAAGTGGAGGATTATGGAGCAAATGGGATATACGCTCAATTACACATATATATTATTATCTATAAATAGATAGTATTTAGACATAAATTAATAGTCATTCATATCCAAGATGATCTCTAGAATAGGTCAAATAAAGCCTTAGAAGGCTATCTGAGACGTGTTTAAATGCGGGGGGATATAATGGTGTTAGCCAAATTTGCTTCTATTTTGTCTAGACTTCCTAGACCAAGTTGAAGGCTTTTGGCTAGGTGTTCCTTTGACTGTATGTGATTCAATTAGCAGCTTATTCTTCTCTAGGTCTTGTATTGCTCTATTGAGTTCTATCATATCCTTGGCAGATTCTCTTATACTGCTTAATTCCCGCCCTTTAATTGAATCTAATTTGCGCCTAGTTTTTTCAATATCAGACAGACTTTTCTGCTTTTCAGCAGCAATTGATGCTCTAGATTGTCCTTTGTATTTTTTCTTTTTGGCCATATGATATATTCTATCATTTAAGTCAGGTACTGACAATAGGGCTTCTACCGCCGATTTTTCACTAATTGGGATCTAAATTATGAAGATAAACCTTTATATGAATGACATTGACATACGCCTACTACTTGGTAGCCTTGTTTGGCTATTTCAGCAATATCTGTGTATTTAGCTTTATGTGTACAATAGTGACATTTCTCTTGATTGTCTTCTATTGGATCTATGTTGTATCTAGACTCTAAATAAGATTCAAAGTTATCTAGTATACCCATATTATCTCTTCCTTGGTTTAAAGATACCGTCCCAAGATTTAGTCTCTTCTGGTAGTCCCGTCGCTTTATCTACAGGTACACAGTTAGGTACTTTCTTGCCATTCTTATCTTTCATGCCAACTTGCTTATATCCGCTCCAGCAAGCCTTCTCCATATTGTTCCACTTATCCATATGCTCATCATCTGAAATATAGTTCTTTGAGATATCTTCATCTGATAGTTCTTCAAATTTAGTCATGCCTGTATGACCTTTGCATTTCTTCATATCGCATCCGCCTGATGCCTTGCATTCCATACATCCATCGCATTTGCAACCTGCTGTATCGGTCATATCTTCTGCTTTTTCTACATTTTCATCTTCGATCTCAATTACCTTAGTAATTGGATTTACTACATCGTCAAGGATATCTTTAATCTCTTCTACAAAATCATTTACTTCTGATGACTTCTTCATGTTCTTCTCTCTTTCAACAATTTTTCTAGACCAAGAAAATCCTGCATCCCCGCCCCAAGCAAGCCACATAATCTTACCATTTGAAGGGTTCTCTGCATTGTCCCAGTCTTTACCCTTTTTATCTACTTCATGGCGAGAGAAAAATGAATACATACGCTTAACTGTAGATAGACTTAAAGATTCGCCTCTAGCTAGTTGTCCAGCCCTGGTCCAGCCTACGGCAGTTCCTGCACCTTTAGCCTTACCCTTTTCTTTTAATTTAATTGCTCTACGTGCAGCAGACTGCATTCCTGAAGTTGGCTTATATCCTGTTTTTTCGCTCATATGAGTATTATACCTTATCCGTTATTTAACTGCTCTACACAGTCTGGACAGGCATAAAATAATCTTTCTTTAACTGCTATTAGATCTAATTGACTATCCTTATATTCCTTTTTACATTGGGCGCATATGGCTTTCATCAATCTATTTTTCTCCCTTATATAATCTAAGTATCTCTTACTCATTCCCGCCCTAAAAGTCTGCTCTAATTAAGTTCCCATCGCTAAATGGGTCTTCTATATCTGGATCATATTCTGGCTCTGGCCTAGCTATATCACCAGATTCCTGGTGGAATTCTAGGTGTCTGACCATAAAATCCATACTTATCATAGCATAACATATAGGGCAAGTTGTTGTGTCAGGTACTGACATATTTTCTTCTCTTCCTCGCCGCACTTTTCGCTTCACTAATTGCGGGCAACATTAGTTTATTTTAATATATATATGATCTATAGATCCATGTGTATTAATCTCATATGCTGAGACTTCTGGTTCTTTGTCTTCTTTGCGCCAAAGTAAGTAAGATTTAATATAAACTGCTGAATAAGCAGTGGCCATAAGTATAAATCCATATTGTTTTGTAGCTAAAGCATATGCTACCCAAATACATTCATTAATAAGTAATATAAGCCAGCCCCATATTGTCTTTCGCCCGACAAAAAATATGCCAGTTACACCTATTGCTGCTAATATATAAGACCACATATTAGTTTTCTTCTATGCGAAAGTTTAAGGTAGCTCTAGATGAGTTTGATGTAACCCTATGAACGGCATTGGCAGGTACTAACATAAGGTCTCCCTCTTCTAAAGGTATACACTCTAAAATTGTTTGTCCATCTTCATCAAAGATATCCCATGTAGTTGTACCCTTTAATTGAAATGCAACTGCATCCCAAGCATCTGAATGTATTTCAGACACATATTCAGTAGCAACTAAATTACAAAATAATTGAACAGCATCCCTTTGATTAGGCTGCCTAAAAATATTATCAATGGTTTTTATAGCATAATCAACTTCATTTAAAAGAAGTGGTAATTCTGGTACAAATTGAACATATCCTATTGTTCCTATTATAGAAGAAACACGATTTTTATAAACATATTTAGGCTCTGAATAATTCTTATTCATAGTAGACAAAATGTCAGTTTCTTTAGATAAGCTTTTGTTCATTAGATCTATAAGGCTATCCCAAGAAACATCTACGTCCTTAAAGCCTTTTATATGCATGATTTTTTTAGAAGACCTATAATTTTTCCATTTATTAAGATCTATTTCTTTCATTTAAGCCTACGCCAATCTCTATATATTCTATATTCATCAAGCCATCTTATGATGGTTGTTGGTGTTACTTTGCAATTATTAGCAATATCTTCTATGCTTATCTCTTGGACTACGTATTGATCTCTTAGCCAAGATTCATTCATATACCTAGGATTACCCAAGATGCGCCGTACATACTCTAGGGCTAAGCGGTTCAATGGGAATCATTGCGCTACATCTTTCACAATAATTATAAGTTAATCCAGTATATGGACAAGATCCTGCTTTAACTAAATTATGATCTTTAATCTTACAAATTAAAGCTTTGATCAGATTTACCTTTGGTCGCATCTTTAATCCGTCTCCATTTACCATATAGGTTTGGCTTATCTGAACCTATATATTCCTGCCCAGTTTCTAAATCAATCAGTAACCATTTTGCTGGAGCTTTTGTATGAATAGTTAGATCTATTGCTTTATCAAACTCTTCCACTTCAGTTCCATCTATAAGCCGTCTCATAAAACCATTGTACAATTTTATGAACATATAGTCAATATTTTTTATTTTCCAATAGAATCAGAATATATTAATCTTAACCAAATTGGCATAGCATATCTTTTATTGTTTCCTAAAACTGGTTTTGTGCCATGCTCATAAAGACTAATAGTTGGATGTATTATTAGATCCCCAGGCTTTGGCTTGTACTGTATGTTTAATTGTGGATAATAAATTTCTCCACCTTCAAATTCATTTAAGTATAATACTGCTCCCCAGATATTAAAAGCATTTGTTGGTACGGAGCTTTCCGATAATACATTATCAAACCACGGGTTATCACAATGTACGTGCATTTGATCGCCTGGAGACTGCCTTATTATTGTATCTCCATCAGCAACGTCATATTGTCCCCAAAAAAGTTCATCCACACGATTTTTAATTAATTTTGTTATTTCTGTGTTTTTAACCAAACAAACCCTATTACTAACAAATGGTCCTTCTAATACGTTCCAGTTTAATTCTGTTTTAGTTTGTTCAGTTAATTCATTTAACATAGATTCTTCTAGAAAATTTTCAATAACGTAGATATGTTTATCTAAATTAAAGTATTTTTGTGAATTTATTTTCATATGACTATTATACAATTTATAAATATGATAGTCAATGATTGAGAAAAGAATCTAGTTCTAAAGTCTTATCTATTGCATCATCAATTGTTTTAATAACATCTGGCATTATTACATCATTTTTAACTCTACCGCACATATATTCTCCAAATAGTTAAACCCCATCCGAAGATGGGGCCTAACACTAAATTAATTATACCTTCTTAGGTCTTCCCTTTTTTTGGCCTGTAGTTGTTTCTCTACGAATGCCGTGTTTATTGGTATCGATCTTAGTTGGTGGGCGCACTCCTGATTGGAATTTGCCTTGTGATGGCTTCTTACGTGTAGCCTCTTGCGAAGTTACTGCACCAGATGGTTGATTATTTGGTGGCGTTGCCATACCTGTTCCGTTTTCAGACATTAATCAATGTCCTCTCCGTATGCGCCTCTAGGCTCTGAAGTTTCATGTTGAGCTGTTTCCATCTCATCTTCCATTTCAGTTTCGCCTTCGGCATTAGGACTCATTTCAAATCCACCACGGTATTCTTCTGATACTCCAAGAGTATTCATTGAATCTGTTCCAAACATCATTGGTGAAGAAAGTTGTCCTGGTCCAACGTCGTAGACGTTTTGATTAGGAAGCGCAACACCCATAAAGTTTTCTGAGCTTCCGCATCCACACATCAAGCACATATTAGTTCCCTGTACCGAATGCTGATGTCTCTGCTGCTGTGTGAACCATCTTATTTGTTACGCCTGCTGGTCCCTGTGATGACTTATCTGCTGCTGCTGGAAATGATCCTGTAGCTGGTGAGTATGCACCTGATGCATTAATGTCGTTTGTTCCTGCTTCTTTGCGGTTAGCTGTGAAGCCGTCCAAGTTTAATCCGTCTGTCATTTTATTTCTCCTATAGGTTTATAATTTAGATGGTTCTAGAAGGCCACCCATAACTCTATTATATCATTTAGCTAGTTATGGAGATTCTTATCCTTTTGGGCCAAAAGAATCCTACAAATGCATTTCTATTGCCAGATTTTACTTCTTTAACCTCATGCATGAGGCTTTCATCTCCTTTAAAGAATATAAAGGTTCCAGCTTTTGGTTTAATTATTTTGTTTTGATCTGGAAAATGTAGTTCTCCACCGATATAGTCTTCATTTAAATAAAACAATGTAGATATATCATCTTGACCATTTTCAATATAGTTATCCCAATGAAGTGGATTAACTGCTCCAGGAGTCATGATACTATGAAATAATGATTTTAATTCCATTTCTTCATTATAATAAGCAGATAGGTATAACCCTATTCTCTTTGTAATATTAGATAGTAGAGTATCTTGGTTATAAAATTCAAGTGCTTTTTCTGTACCTACACCAAAACCTGTTTTAACAAATGGATCCTCTGCATCCCATATATTTTTATTATAATGATTAAAGAGATCATCACATTCCTGTTGAGATAAAAATCCCTCTATAATATTTATCATATTTTATATTTTTCGTGCCAATGTTTTTCACATACCTCTATATATTTAGTTTCAGTAGAAGTAATGTATTTGGATTCTAAATTACAGTCTTTTATTTCACAATTACTTTGGGCCACGTGCCGTTTGACCTCTATAACCAGTTTTCTTTTTATTCATAGATCCTGGTTTCTTGTATCCCGCTCCGTTTGGAGTTGCTGCAATTCTTTGTTCTAAAGCTCTTTTAATTTTATCATGATGTTTTGACATTATTTAATCTTTTCTCCAAATTTATTCCACATTCTTTCGTGTAGAAAATATCCTATCATTTCACATACTGTATAGATAATTGCAAACGCACTGGCATATTCCCAATGTCCTTCTCCAGTAATAATAACTTCAAATAGATATACTAATGTTCCTACAAAAAGGATGTGTACTGCTGGCCATGTGATTGATTTATATAAGCTTCTTTTATTTGATTCCATATTACCATTCTATCATTTTAATATTAAAGGGGCAAGACCTTAGTCCTGCCCCTTTAACTGAAGTAATCTACTTCTTTAGTGCTACCTTGGCCTTTGGATTCTTTGCGTTCCACCTCTTTGCAAGAGCATTATACTCTGCAATGTAAGTAGCCTTTGCAAGATCCGCTGCTGCCTTGTTAGAAAGTGCTGCTGCTTCCGCTGATGCCTTGGCTGCTGCTGCTTCTGTTGCACGTGCTGACTTTTCTGCTGCTAGTTGTGCAGTTAAAGAAGCAATTTGTGCATTAGCTAATGCAAGAGCATCTGCTGCACTTGTAATAGCAATGAATTTAGTTGCAGACTTTGCTGCTGCTGCAAATCCAGTAACGTCTGTTGCTGTAATTGCTGCAGTAAATGCTGCGTTACCAGTTGTTGCTGGTGCTGTAAGGTCAAAGGCAAATGTGCCAGTTGTTGTATCTGATACAGATACAGACCCTGCTGTTGCACCGATTACAGTAATTGCTGGTGTTGATGTAACGACTGGATTACCAAAAGCATCCGTTGTCTTTACATATACCTTATTGACTGAAGATATATTTGCAGTATCTGCTGCTACAACTGAAAGATTATATGCTGATCCTGCTGATCCCTTAAGGTAGTAAGTTGTTGTGTTTCCGCCAACAGTTATTACAACTGTTCCTGCGTTAACTGTCTTTGTGAATACATAGAAATCAGCTGTTGTGCCAGTTCCTGTATTAATTGAAAGAGATGATGTTCCTGCTGATGCAGTTACTGGTGCTGAAACTGTTGCCAACGC